GCGTATCTGCCTGTGTATTGGCGACCTTGGCCTCATTGACCATCGCTGCCGTCTCGTCTTTCTTGGCCGCAGCAAGGAGCAGAACCTCGTTGGCGTCCGGCTTCTCGTTCGCCGCTGCCAGTTCGGCCTCCATTTCCTGCATTTCCTCTTCGTTCGGCTCAACCGCGCCCATCTTCACAAGGCGCTTGCGGAAGAATGCCCGAACGTCTTTCAGCCCTTCGCCTTCCATGTTCATCATGGCCATAGAAGTCAGGACCGTGCTCATCTCGGGGTCGTTCTGGGCGAACTGCAACATGCCAACCAGCGAACGCACCGTCCCGGCCCGCTTGCTTTCAGACGATGGCCCAACCGTAACTGCCACGTCAAACTTGGCCCGCGTCAGGTCGTTGGCGTAGATCGTCTCGTTCGTCTCCTGGTCAATCGCTGGCTTATTCAGCACAATCCCAGCAATGTCGCCGGACTGCGCCACGGTCTTCATCTTGCGTTCTTTCTCAACGTAGATGTCACGCGCCATGCCCAGCCAGATTTCACCGCAGCGCTTCACGGCCTTGGCCATGTTGCTCATGTAGATGAAATTGTTCTGGTCAAGCCGGGTCTGGATCAGCTCGATAGCCCGGCCCGATACGTTCGGGGTGATCTCCTCCGCCGCGTCCTGCATACCCATCAGGTCTGCCATGTCCTGCTCGGTGATCTGAAGCAGGGCGGCCAAGGGCTGCGGGATGTCAGGCGGGTCAGAGTATCCAAGCGGACCCATTGGCTGCTCAGATGCATTTCCGTCTGGCCCGACGATTGTTTGAGTGTTGACCAGCAGGTAGCGATAGTTCTTGACGTTGTCTTCGCTCCAGACGACTTCATGCCCTGCAATCTGCTCAGGCGTGAAGATCGGTTTGCGCGCCGATGAATACGCGCTGATTTCGGCCAGCTTGGAAAGCTGCATGTTCTTGAGCCGCTGCGTGTCCTTCGCCAGACGCACAGCGCCCATGAACCGCTCGCGGTTGTCCACGAACCAGCGCTTGCCATAGACCGGCACAATCGGGATGTGACACCCTGCGATGTACCCGCAATCCTCCAGTATCCCGCCGCCAGACATGATCCACTTGTGAACCTTGCGGCGCTTGACCTTCTTCTCCTTGACCAGCGTCAGCCCGGTCGCGGCGATCAGCAGGGCGGTTTCCTCGTCCTCAAGGTCTTCCTTGCTGTATTCTTCCTCATTGCCCAGCGCATCGGCGTAGATGAACACCGTCTCCTTGCGCTTCTCGACCACGTAGTATTCCGCAACGTAAACCGCGTCCTGTGTGCTCCAATCGAACTCGGTCATGTAGACCGACTTTGGCCAGCTCGCCGGGTCGTCGTTCCACTCGGCCATGTACGCTTCTGGCGTCATTGCGGTGAGGACAAACGCATACATCGCGTCAGACTTGTCCTGGCGCTTGGCGTTCAGGTCGAAGAAGACCGTGCTGTCAGCATCGTGGATCGGCTCGAACCGTATCCTCTGATACTCGCCTTCCTCCTCGTCTTCGGCGTATTCGTCTTCAAGCTCGGTCCGAAGGCGCCATGCCCCGAACCCGCCTCCACAAGCTTCCTCAAACGCATTGTCCATCGCTTCTTCAGCGTGGCTATCGATCTCGTCAGCCCGGTACAGCCCGTTGCACGTCTCGGACAGCTCGTCAGCTTCAGACCCGTCCTTCGGGATGAACTCCACGCTGATCCGGTTGTTGCGGTACTCGTTGATGATCCGCATCACGCCCCGGTGAACCTTGTTCACTTCGATCTTGGGACGGTTGCCCCAGTCGTTGTAGAGCGAGCCTTCCCATTGAGCGCCCGCGATAGAATAGAACCGGCGATCCTCCAGCGAGGCCATCCGCTCGTCACGCAGGTTGCTTTCGATCACGTTGAACCGGCGCAGCGCTTCGTCATGCGTGTCGGCCCATACTTCAGCCTTCGTTCTGGCCATTTCAGGCGCCTTTCGCTTTCAGGTTACGGGCCAAAGTGTCTAGCCCCCGCATTTTCGTATCTTCAGGTTGCATCAGCGCCTCGCCATCGGCATGACAACAGGCGGCGGCGCGGCCCTTGGCTTGGCCCGTTCCTCACGCACCATCGACGGGAACAGCACGGACAGGCCCCAGACCAGCGCATCTGTGCGGTCTGGCGAGCCATCGCCCTCGTATCCGAACGTGGTCATCTGCGTCATCTGGGTTTCAAGCTCCACGAAGCTGCCAACGTGGTGGATTCTGCCCTGTTCATACAGCGCTGCGATAGGTTCAGCCCTGACATGTTTGCCCCGCGAGGCCCTGACTTCCACAATCTTCACGCCGGAACGGACTGAGCGGATCGTCTGAGCTACCATGTCGCCGCCCTGGTTCACCTCAACCGCAATGCCATCAGCCTGCCAGCGGTCATGCACACTCAGCGCACGCTTGGCCCATTCCATCGGGCTGCCCTTCAGGCTGGCGTCTTCCAGCACGTAGCCTTCCTTGCCATCAGGGGATTGGCCTACAACGACAATGCCGTGTTCATCGCTCTGTTCTGTATTGCTTACAGCAGGATCAACGGCAACGTAGATGCGCTTCATCGTGGGCGGCGCTTCACGGACGCGGCTCGCATCGATGTTCGCCAGTGTCCACAGCGCGTTCGGGATGTCGCCAAGGATTTCGCCTTCAAGCTCCTGACGGCCAAGGCGCGTTCCGCCGTAACGGTTCTCGATCTTCTCAAGGAACGTGCCCGCAAGGTTGTTGCGGTTGTCCATCGTCCGGCCACGGGTGACAACGGCTTTGCCTTCATTGCCAGCCACAATGGCCTTCACAAGCTCGATAGGCCGGGGGGTTGTGGTCACAAGGACTTGCGGATGATCGCCAAGGCGCAGGCCGAATTGCAACTGGTCCCATGTCTCGCGGGCATAGCGCCACTTGGCCAGCTCATCGCACCACGCTACGTGCTGCTGAGGCCCCCGCAACTGGTCCGGCTCGGTCGCATTGAACAGCGTGGCAACTGACCCGTTCGGCCATGTCAGGCGGCGCTTGGAGGGCTCATAGATCGGGCGTTCGTTCTCGGGATGACAGCGCAAGATGCCGGATTCGCCTTCCACCATCACGTCCCTGGCATCAGCAGCCGTCTCGCCAATCAGGGCAATGCGGATCGGGCTTGCAAGTGCCTTCTCCCTGATCCACTCGGCGCCGGTTCTTGTCTTTCCCCATCCACGGCCTGACAGGATCAGCCAGATGTCCCAATCGCCGTCAGGGGCGCATTGCTCCGGACGTGCATGGAAGCCCCGCCAGTCATGCAGCAGGGCTTCACATTCGGATTGGCTGAGCTGGTTGAGGATTGCTTCACGTTCAGTGAGTGGCAATGCGGCCAGCTTCTCCAGAACGCTCTGAGACATTCGCCACCATTGCTTTCAGCTTTTCGGCTGGGTTGATGTCATGCTGATGCACAATCGGGTTGTCAGGATCGCCCTGCACGGTCAGCGGGATTAGCTTGGGGTAAATGGTAGACCAGAACGCACGTTCGTTCTTCTCGTCCTCTTGGCACCATTCCAGCAGGCGCTTTGCACCACCTAGTTTCTCAGCGGCTTCTGCAATGACCTGCTTTGCCTCCTTGCCCAGTTTGTTAACTGAACCTTTCGGCCTTCCCGGACCTTTGGACGGTAAATTGTTTGCAGTTTGTTTATTGCTCATCCGCGTGAACTGCCTGTTGCATTTCTGCCACACCATTTGTCAGGACACGCTCGGGGATTTCGTCACCGGCCATTGCGTATTTGCCTGTGTGTTCTTCGTGGTGGGCTTGCCATGCGTCTGCGGTGAATTGGCTTTCAGGCTCGCCATATACGGCTGCGGCTTTTGCGTTCATTGCGGCTTCGTCCTTGGCCAAGTTTGCATACAGTCGGTCAAGGACGCTGGTTGCTGTTTTCAGGTCGTCAGGCTCGGGCGTTACGCCAAAGCCGACGGTCAGTGTTCCAGCCTTCATGCTTTCAACGAAGCCGGTGTAACGAGCGCGGTCGTCAATTGCCTTTTGCGTCAGGTCAGACTGCACCACAGGGCTCCACGCATTTGCAATTGCCTTGTGCGCTTCGAGCTTGGCGGTGATGCGAGCCCCAATCCGCCCGTCCAGCTCAATCAGCCGATTGCGGATCGCTTCGGCTTCGCGCACGTCTGCATCGTGTTCCTGGCTGTCAAGGGCGGCGAGCGCCTTGGCTAGGGCTTCGTTGGCGGCTTTGAGGTCGGTCATGCAACAGCCCTTTCAGTTTGCGTCTCGCCATTGGTTTCGCCAACAAGCGGATCAATCAAAAACAGGTAGTAAACAACGGCACGCTTGACGGTCAATTGCGGGTCTTCGTCTGGGACAGCAATCTGGCGCGCCCAATCAAGGGCCATACAGCGAAGGTCTTGGAAGACGGTGTGGTCAATCACTTCTTCTCTCCGGTGAGGTAGGCTTCCAGCTTCTTGGCTGCGGCAATGACTTCCTCGGGCTTCTTGTAAGGCACGGGAAGCGATGCGGCAAGGCTCAGGGCGTGGAAGCGCTGGCTGAACGGGTCAAGCGGCTGCTGGTTGATGGGGATGTCTGAAATCTTCATGGGCTCGTGATGATGGGATTTGCTGGCGTCGTCAACTGAACGTGTCTGCTTGTTCGGGCTCGTCTGGCCAGAACGCTTTGAGGCTTTGCCACAGGGCATAGACGCAGGGCGGCACGGCAAACGAACACATCAGCATGACGAGCGGCGTGCCGGGCTGGGGATCGTTTGTGACGTAGACCACAACGGCGGCAAACCACATCAGGTAAGCGACGGACAGGGCAATCAGGGCAATGCTGGTCAGGGGTTTCATTTCGTCCTCGTGGTGCCGGTTTCTTTGGCTTCGGGGTGGTAGGATATGGCTTTCGGGGGTTCGGCCTCTGGGGCTTGCCAGAACTTCCACCAAGGGCGTTTTGTCTTGCGTTTTGTCATCGGCTCATTCTCCATTGGGCATCTTCTTGCAGGATGACGCGGCGGGTGGCGTGCTTGCGTTCTGACTTGCAGAACTGGCACACGTGCCATTCCTCGGTGTGCTTGTTGCCAAAGCGGTCAAGGCTGACACGAATGTCCTGGCGATTGACGTGCTGGCCACGGCGGCAGGTTTCGAGTTTCACCACGGGTTTCCACTTCCAAAGGGCAGGACGCCTTCAGAGCGGAACTCGCCCCACAGGCTTGTGAAATCAGGCCGCTCCTCAGTCGGTTTGCAAAACGCCGGGTCATTCCACAGCACGCGATTGTTGGGAAACGCGCCTATGTTGCCGTCTGCCAGCTCGAACAAGTGCAGGTGCTTGTGCTGGTCTGCGTTCTCGGCCAGCGAGGACTCGGCAAAATCGATAGTGAACCAATAGGTTGCATCCATGCGGGCTGGCAGGATCACGGCGCGCATGTGCCGGTGAAACTCGAACTCGTGAACGCCAAAGCTGCTGCTGAACGTGTCCCAAGGCTGGATCATGTTCATGTCCACCGGCTCGCCCTTGGCGCGGGGCTCGTCGGGAATGCGATGGCAAAACGCTTCAATCGGGGCCATGAACCCGGCGCCTGCGCCCTTGCCTTCCATGATCATGCACTGAAACCAGAGGCTTTCGCCTTCGATTACGCGCAGGCCGTGAATGGCGCAGACGAGGTATTCCCCGTGGCCGTCTTCTCGGGAACGGGTATACTCGCGGCGGATGTAGCCGTATTTCCAAGGGCGACACGAACCGATGATGTAATTAGCGGCGGGGTTCATGCTTGCGCCTCCGGAAACAGGCGCTTTACGATGTCTGCGTAAGGGGTTTGGCGGCTGAAAAGCTTGCTGAACATTTCAGGGTCAGGCGCTCGCCATTCATGCTCTGGAATAATTTCCCAATGTATGCAGTTGTCTTCGTCGTCCCACCAAGAGCGGGTCATAATTGTTGTGCGCGCGTTCATTCCGCACCTGCCCAGACGATCACGCCCATGAGTTGGATCAGGAGGATGAGGGCGATCATTCCGCGCCTTCCCCCGGCAAAAGGGTAAACTCAACCATAACGGGCTCAGAAATACGGCTGTCAGAGGGGTTTGCCGCATATTCCGAAACGTAGCGTTTATCTGATTGGTAGCCGCTCCAATACAAAGCAACCTCACGTTTCACGGTTTTAGGCGCAAGGCTTTCAAAGTCGTAGGGCGATCTGCCGTTTTCCTGCAAAGGACCGCAGCCAAGATTTGTCAGCGTGACCAATACGCCACCTTCCAATTCGGCAATGACAGGGTAGCCCAACCTTTGACCGTCCGTTGCCAGCACACGGGCAATATCACCGCTTGCAGTGATCCAGCGTTGTCCTACCTCAATTTTCGGGCGAACCTTGATTTCAAAACCGTCGGTCATGTCTTCCTCGCGTGTGTTGTGGGTTGGGGGGCGGGTGCGGGTCATGCTGACCGCTCCGGCAGAATAACGGAAGGCCCAACGATTTCCTTGAATTGGTCTTGCGTGATAACGCAGTTGAGATGTTTTGGACCGCTGAAGTCAGCAACGATAAACGGCAAATTTACCTCATGCTTTTGCGCCCCGTGCGCCAGTGCATACGTTGCCTTTTGAGATTCAGCCATCAGCCGTGTATCAACCAGCGCGTCGTCCATTTTGGGCGAGTGATATGGGATGCGCTCCCTCAAAAATGCGGCCACCCGCTTTGATGATTTGATCCATTCTTCGTAGGTCATGCAGCCCTCTCCATCGCTTCAGCTTGCTGGGATTTGGCGATGTAGGCAATCCGGATTTCGGCCACGCTGGATTTCCAAGGCAGGCCCAAGAACTCCACCGCATAAGCCCTGATGCCGTAAAGCGCCGTGGTGTGGTCACGGCCTCCGACGATGCGGCCTACTTGGGGGAGAGAGCGGTATTGGGGGACGCCGTAGACCCACTTTGCAGGCGTGCAGAGGAGGCGCATGTAAAGCTCGCGGCGAGGGTGCATCAGCTTGTGCAGCTTGCGTTCGCCGGTCAGCTCCTGGCGGGTGAGGTTGTATTCCTGCATCACCATTTGGATATGGCTTTCAGCGGGGGGTCCGAATTTAGTCAGCCCTTCGGTGTTCATGCAACTTTCCTTTGTTCAATGTTGCGGTTGATGTTCTCGGCCAGTTCGGGCCGCAGTCTTGCAGCGTGGCGCAGCATGGCTTCCGGCGCTGTGCATCCGGATTGGTCTGGTGCGGGGCAGACATGCCCGGCCAGCCATTCGTCAGTTCCGACCCAATGGCGCATGGCGTTTGCCCATTCGTCGTTGGTCAAATCGGTCTGGACGGTCGGGGAAGCTTCCTGCCAATTCTCAAACTTGCCGTCCTTCAGCCAACGGTCTAACGCCGGGTGGAACTCTGGCTTGGCATCACGGGCGAAGGCGATTGCCGCACGCTCGATGGCTTGCAGGGGGTGATGCTTGGCGAGGGCAGTTAGCTGAACCTCAATCTTCGCTTTTGCCTTCGACCGTTTCCGGCCTTCAGGTGACCAAGCCTGCCAGATGTTTTCAAGCACCTGAACAGCATAAACTTCATTGGGTCGTTCTATGGTATCGTTAGTGTAACCTCTAAGGGTTACAGGGGGTGTAACCTCCATAGGGTTACAGGGGGTGTCACGCTGCGGTGTCAGGGGTGTAACCGTGGAGTTACAGGGGGTGTAACCCTCCATACCCACTCTTTCCACAGGGTCCATGACCACAAAATAGACGCTTGAAGTCTCCCCGCCATCGTCCCGGCGGCGGCGTTCTGCCTTAATGTACCCATAGGAAACCAGCGCCCGGATGCCCTCGTTGACAGCCTTCCGACTAACGCCAAGCTGCGCCGCCAGCGTCGATTGTGAAGGCCATGCGCGGTGGTCTTTGCCAAGGTAGGAACCTATCAGGCCCAGCAGACGGCATTGCAGGGGCGTCAAGCGCTGATCTGACCATGCGTCAGCCGGTGTGATTGAAAGCCTTGCTTGGCTCATACAGCCTCCTCCATCGCCGGGGCGCGCAAGTCACGCACGGCATTGTGTGCCATGCTGTGCCAGAGCGTGACCGCCCCCTGCTCACCGTTCCGGTTCTTGCCAATGATAATTTCCAGATCGCCCTTGACCCGCAGAAGCTCAGCGTTCGCCTTGTGCTTCTCGTCAGCCGTCGAAGCCGTCTTAGCAGCCAGCGCCCAGCGCATGTCTTCCCGGTGAAGCAGCAACACAAGAGAGGCGTCTTCCTCAACCTTGCCGCTGTCCCGCAAATCCGAAATCATCGGGCGGCGCGTTGCCTTCTCGGTGTCACGGTTAAGCTGGCACAGGGCAATAATGGCCGTGCGCGGGTTTTGCTTTGCCAAGTCCAGCAGCTCATTCGCGGCATAGCTGGTCTTTTCGTAAAGGCTTCCAGCCTTCTGCGCCGGGGCAACTTTCGCAATGTGGTCAATGAACACAGCGCCCAGAGGCGGCAGGCCCATCTTCCGGCAATGCCGGTGCCATGCCCTGACCTGTCCAGATACCGTGCGGGTTGTCTGCCCGCCGCGATCGTTCACAAGGATGCGCTTGGCCACGTCGCCGCGCAGCATCTCCCGCATGGCCTGCATGGTCTGCTCCGGCACCGCGCCGGGCTGCTTCAAATCCGCCACGGTCGGCGTCCGGTGAAATCCTGGCTTGGCAAAGTAAAGGCAACAGGCAAGGCGCTGCTTTATGACCCGCCCCTGCATGTCTAGCGACAGGAAGCCAACCGTCTCATTGCGTGCAATGTTCGCCGCCATCGCAATCGAAAACGCCGTCTTGCCGACGCCGGGCCGCGCCGCAATGATTGACAACGCCCCCCGCTCAAAGCCCCGAATCTCGGTATCAAGCCGAGCAAAGCCGGAAAGCAGGAGGCTGTCAGCGTCGTTCTCGGTAAACACGTCGCCGTCTGCACAGCTATCGATAGCCATGTGACTAGACTGCCGCTCGCGGATGGCCTCTAAAGCCGTCTCGTGGGCCTCCAAAGCCGCGTCAGCGTCTTCCGCTGCCAGCGCAGCCAGATCACGGCCAGCGGCCATCAGGCGGCGCTTCTGGGACGCCTTGGCGATAATCCCGGCATGGTCTGCCGCTTCAAAAGCGGAACCGGCATAGTCCAGCAGGGTTTCAAGCCATGCCTCTCCGCCGGTCGCGGTAAAGACCTCATTGGCTTTCAGGTGATCCGCCACACTGGTTGGGTTGATCGCCCGTCCATCGCGGTTCATATCCCGCACAGCGGCAAACACGTCGCCATGAACAGGGGTGAAAAAATCTTCCGGCGTCAGGATGTCTTCAAGGCGCCAATAGATCGAGCCTTCAAACAACAGGCTTCCGAGAACGCCATACTCGGCGGATTGTGAATGCGGTGCCAAAGTCACTTGCCGCCCCAAATTTCGAGGGAAAGGCGCTTCAGTTCGGTATAATCCGAACCGCGACCGCCAGACAGAAGGCGCCAGCGCATCCCGTCCAAAAGCCGTTTAACTTCATCGGGAAGCGCTTGCTCAGCCTCATACCGCGCCTTTAGAATTGCACGGCGTTCCTCGTACTGGTCCGCAATCGAGGGCTTGATTGCGGGCAAATTGGAGGGTAAATCATCCTTAGACATAGTCGCGCTCCTGAACAGTTTGGCGATTGTGTGGAGGCGGTTCCGTTGTCAGCGGGCCGCCTCACTTATTTGTGACGTTACTTTGTCGTTTTGTCCAGCCCATTCACATACGATTCCAGCGCAGCAAAAGCGAACTGGGTGTCAGAAGGGGCTTTCAGTGTTCGCCATCTTCCAGCAGGCGGGTTTTCTAATACACGCTGGAGGTAGGATAGGGTGCGGGGTGGGATTTGCTTGCGGCGGGTCATTGGCTTTTAGAGCCTTTTTCCGCCTGATGAAAAACGATGCTTACAAAAATAAGAACAGCAGCCAAGGCAAAGCTGCCAACAGAACCGCTTTTCTCCCCAAGCGCTTGCCATAGCAAACCCATCGCAATGTTAAGAACTGCGAACTTGTCGAATAGGTTCATCTCCCCCATCCCAACACTTCCGCCCGAGCCTTGCCCTTCTCGGTCGCGTGATACACTTGCTGTTCAGTCCCGTAGGGCCCCAGCCGCTCGCCACGGACAACCAGGATGCCGCCGTCTACCATGTCACGCAGGCGAGCACAGGCTGAGCTTTCCTTGATGCCGGTGCGGTCTATGATCTGAGCGCGGATAAGGCCGTCAGGGGCAGCGCAGATGGCCTTTAGGATGGCGTCACACTGGGGCGAACACCAGCGAGCGGCTTGGATCGCAGCGCGCTTCTGTGTGGCGGGGCCGTCGCGGCGGGCTTTGGGGGCGGGCTGGTAGTCCAGGAGGGAGAGCTGGTCAGTCACTGAAAGCATCCTTCACAACGATAACCAAAATTGCCCACGGCAAAATCGCAAGCGGAAGCCATGCCAGCTTGAATATGCGGGAGGGGAGATGGCGGGCGCGGCGGGTCATTTGCGCGACAAGTCGTTTGCGTTCTCAATGGAAAACACCGAATAAGGCTTTCCATCCACGTCAATTCGAATTGCGTATGGCGGCAAACCGTAATCAGCCATCAACATGGCGCCCATAATTTGTTGAGGCCAGCGCGAACCGCGATCAATAACCGGCGCCCACGTAATGACATCAGGGTCCATCGCCATTTCACGTTCTGCAAGGCGACCGTAATAAACTGCGAATTTCACGTCGTCGTCGCGCACAGAAAGAACCTGCCGACGAACAGTGTAAAGCTCTTCCATAATTTTACCTATGGCGCTCATGCTTCCACTCCAAGCAACGTAGCCGCGCGGACCTTGCCGCCTGTGGCCTGTTCAATTCTCCGCGCCGTGTCTGGCAGGATGGCGTGATCGCCGCCCCGTAGCCTCCACAGCGTTGCCCGGCTTATGCCAAGCGCCTTTGCCTGAGCAGACGGGCCGCGCCGGTCTTGCTCGCACCATTCGTCCAGTGTCATGCGTTTCTTCATGCGCGCAACATACCGTGTTCGGTGTTTCGCGCAAGACACATTTTTCCAGTTGCAAGCGTGAAACAGTTGTGCCAATGTCTCTCCATCGAACGGAGAGACACACATGCACAGCAACACAGCAATCTGGATGGCCGCAACGATCTCGCACCGCGAGGCGATTGCTAAGACCGAGAAGACGGCTAACCACTTTATGGCTCAGAGCTTCCGCACGGACCTGAGCGATGACGAGACCAGCTTTTGCGCCAACATGGCGGCAAAGCTTCAGGCTCAAGCTTTCGCCATGAAAGCCCGCTTCCCCCGCATTGAACAATTTTGAGGGAGGCCGTGTGATGCTCAACGCCTTCCACGAATCCGACAGCGCCAACAGCTACGAGTGGGGCCAGCGCCTCGCCAATGCGATCGAGCTTGCCCTGTTCGCCACCGGCCAAGTCCGCAAGCTGAGCGCAACGGATGCCTGCGCTATTGCAGAGGCGATCATCGAACACGGCGCGGGGGCGGATGCGTTTGCTGACGGCGCATCGCTCTTTGCCGGGGCAATGGATGGCTCGCCTCTCTACAGCGCTGCCAATGGCGAGATGATCAAGCAGCGCTCGGCGCAGCGGGTGGCGGCATGATCCGCGAAACCATCACCATCGAATACGTTTTTTCCGCCTTCGATTTTCCGTGGGTCGCCACCTTCGCCAGCTATGACGGTCCGGAGTCGCCAATCGGCACGGGCGCCACACCAGAGGACGCGCTTGAGGCGCTGCTTGAAATGGCGGGAGTGCCAGCATGAACCGCCAAGTCGCTTATCACATCGACCAGATCGAAGCCCGCCTTGCAGCGGCAGAAGCTCCGTACAAGGCCGAAGAACGCGAAATCGAGCAGGCAATCGACGCCCTGAAAGCCCGGCTCCGTGCGGTGTACGAAGCGCGCTGCGAAGTCGCCCGCCCGTTCGAGATTGAGCTGGACGCGCTTTATGAAATCGAAAACCAAGAGGAGGCCGCGTGATGGCTGATGGACACCTGACGACAATAGAAGACCGCCCGCAACAGGTCGCCCCGATCCGCGAGCCGGATCAACTGATGGGCGCTCTGGTGCAAGCCGCCATGAACCCGGACGTTGACCCGGACAAAATGGAACGAATGCTTGCCCTGTACGAGCGGATGGAAGCCCGCAAGGCTCAGTCCGACTTCGACAACGCGCTGGCAGTCATGCTGCCGAAGCTGCCGGAGATTGGCAAGCGCGGCGAGGCCAAAAACGGAGAGAAGAAGCTCTACACGTTCGCCCGCTGGGAAGACATCAACCGCGCAATCAAGCCGATCCTTGCGGAGCATGGCTTTGCCCTGACGTTCCGCACCGACATTCACGAGAAGGGCGTTCTGGTGACGGGCATCCTTTCACGCGGCGGGCACCAGCGGGAGACAAGCCTGCTTGTCCCGTTCGAGAACTCCGGCGCCAAGAATGACACCCAGGCACGCGGATCGTCCACGTCCTACGGCAAGCGCTACACGGCCTCAGCCCTGCTCAATCTGGTTACGTCTGACGAGCCGGACAATGACGGCGGCACGTTTCAAGAAACCATCGGCCCCGAGCAGATGACCGAACTGGACAACCTGCTGAAGGCCACGAAGTCCGACCGCCAGAAATTCTTTGCCTACGCGAAGGTCGAAGGCATGGCCGACATCACCGTCAAACAATTTCCGGCAGTCAAGAAACTGCTGGAGCGCAAGCTGAAGGATGCTTCCCAATGATCGAACAAGGCTCGCCTGAATGGCACGCGGAGCGCTGCGGCAAGGCCACGGCTTCCAAGATCGCTGACATCATCGCCACAACGAAATCAGGCCCCAGCGCCAGCCGGAAGAACTATCTTGCCCAGCTCGTTGCCGAGCGTCTGACGGGCACCGTGGCGGAGTCGTACACGAACGGCCCGATGCAGTGGGGCAAGGACAACGAGGCGCAAGCCCGCGATGCCTACGCCTTCCTGAAAGGTCTGGACGTTGAGCCGGCGCCGTTCGTCAATCATCCGAGCATTGCCATGTCCGGCGCCAGCCCTGACGGCTTTGTCGGCTCTGACGGGTTGCTGGAAATCAAGTGCCCGCTGACTGCAACGCACATCGACACGCTGCTAGGCGGCAAGATCGAAGGCAAATACATCACGCAGATGCAGTGGCAGATGGCCTGCACGGGCACGCTTTGGTGCGACTTCGTTTCCTACGATCCGCGTATGCCGGAGCATCTGGCCATCTGGGTCAAGCGGGTGCCGCGCGATGACGCCATGATCGAAGAACTGGAAAGCGCCGTGCGCGTGTTCCTTGCCGAAGTCGCGTCCACGGTCGCGGCGCTGGAAGCCTACGCAGAGGCAGCCTGACGTGTCCCGCTACGAGTTCGTCATCCATCGCGGCAACCGGGAGACGCTGGCTGAGAAGCTGCTGGCGCTGCCTACGGGATGGCGGGTGGGCTTTCAGGAGCCGAAGCGGACAACGGATCAAAATTCGCGTTTCTGGGCTTTGCTGACAGCCATCAGCACGCAGCTACCATGGCACGGGCAAAGGCTCACGCCGGAAGATTGGAAGATCATCTTTATGGCAGCGCTCAACCAGGAACTGCGCCTTGTGCCGAACATACACGGAAACGGGTTTGTCCAGCTAGGGCGTTCGTCATCGAAGCTGTCGAAGGCGGAGATGTCGGAACTGATGGAATTGATTGAGGCATTCGCCGCTGAGCGCGGTGTGGAATTGGAGAAGGTAGATGGCTGAGCGCAAGCATAACACATGCGGCACCTGCAAGCACTGGGAAGTCCGGTGGACGGTTCCAGACCGCAAGGTCAGCGCTCTGCTGACAGAGAGAGGCGGAAAGCTGGGGTATTGCCAGATTGACACTTACGATCTGCGCTTGCCGTTCTGGATGACCGACATGGCCCGCGTGATTGACGCGCCTGTCACGGGGCCGGAGGCGGGTATGGGATGCCAGCTTTGGGAGGCTCCGGGCGACGATGACTAGGCGCAACTTCACCCCAAAGACCAAGGGCTTGATCCGCGAACGCTCTGGCGGCGTGTGTGAAGTCCACTTAGTTCCCCGCTGCATGTATCCGGCATTGCCAGAGGCTTGCAAGCGGGCCGGGGCCGAAGTGGATCACATCACGCCGGACGTTTTTGACGGTGGAAATCAGCCGGAAAACGGTGCTTTTTTGTGCGCCATGTGCCATAAGATTAAGACGTACACGGACAACCGGGAAGCCAAGAAAAGCAATCGCATTCGAGGCGTCACGGGGCAATCAAAGCGCGGGCCGCAGATCAAGTCACGCGGTTTCGACCGCACTTGGAAGAAACGCATGGACGGCACGGTTACACGGAGAGACGCATGACCGACACATACGACAAAGAGAACCACTGGTACGGCTGGAATGGCGGGGAACGACCCGTCCACGCCAACACTATTGTCGATACCGTGGACGTTGACGGCGGTAGCTGGCGCGGCGAAGCAAGCGGAGCCGACTGGTCGCACGACAATCGACCGAACGACATTGCCGCCTTCCGCATCACCCGCCTCTACCGGGAGCCAAGGAAGGCGCGGGAGTGGTGGCTTGATATTGAGCTGGACGGCGCTGTGACCGTCTACCCAGCAAATCAAGTTTTCAAGGCGACTGGCGAAGTTATCCACGTCCGCGAAGTCCTTCCCGAAGGTGACGCATGACCATCATTCAACACCACGAACGCGCCCGCCTGGAAGCCCTGCTCCGCGAGCTTCGCCCCATAGAGGCGCGGTGCGTGGAGATGAGCGACGAGTGCCTGCGGGCGATTGAGAGAAGCAAGGAAGTGGAGGACGGGGATGAGTGACGCTGACTATTACCGCGAAAAGTGGATGAATGACGACCACTGGGAATGCGCCCTTATGCTGGCTGATCTGATGCGCGGCTTCCATCACATTGGCGGCAAAATCAAAGCCGCTGGAAAGTCTGGCATTGAATGCAACCAGCCATACGGACATTGGGCCACTTATGACTTTGATGGCTTAACTCGCGCCGTTATTATGGCCCACGATCGCTGCATTCGGTTCGAGATACAACCATCCGGCCCAGGACGGTTGCGCTTGTTTTTCCACAAGCGTCCGAAACGTGAAGGCAGCATGTATGAGCGGCACCCAACACTTGAGCAGGCAATTGAGCATCTGCGCCCGAAGGTGTCGGCATGACCCGCCCCCTGATCGCGCTGGCGCTGCTGGGGGTGGTGGGGTGCACCGCACCGTCGCCTGACAGAGTGACTCGATCAATAGCCATTGAGGTTTGGGTCGATCCCATGACGAGCTGTCATTACGTGCATCGCTACAACGGCGGCATCACGCCCCGACTTGACGCGGACGGCAAGCAAATATGCAGGCAGAAGGACGAAAACGATGGACGCTGACAAGCTGGACGAGCTGGAGAGGCTGCTGGCAGAGCATGAGCGGCTTCACGACGATATTGCCAACCACGCAGAGGGCAGTCCGAACGCTGTTGAAGCGGCGTGGAAGGCGCACGATGCGCGGATTGAATTGCAGCGCGCGCTTCTCGCCTACTCGCCTGAGCTTGTGGCGATGGCGAGGAGGGTGGCGGAGTTGGAGGGGGCGTTGGCAGATATGGCCGACTGCCAGCCGCTGCCGAAAATCTATCGATACACTGGCACCGCAGAAGTCGATGTCGAAAACATGTTTGACGTTGGCCATCGTCACGTCAGCGGGAGGAAGCCTTACGACTATTTGAAGTCGTGGCTCTCCATGCTTCGCCCATTTGCCTACGCCACGCAAGACGATAGCTGGGGCGAGATGGAAAAACTGCTGAGCATCGTGATGAACAATTACGTGCAGACGCTCGTCAAAGCTGAAGCCGCCCGCGCCGCCCTGCAAACGAAAGGACCGACAACATGACAGACACGATCAACCAGGTGCGGGAGGCGTTGGAGAGAGCGCTTGAGCAAACTGAATTTGGCAACGCCAAATACGCGCGACAAGAAATTCAAGCCGCCCTTGCCGCCCTCTCCCGCCCCGCTCCGCCTGCGGAACCCACGTTCAGAGAGATCAGGCCGGAGGAGGTCACCTTCGGGCGGCACCGGGACGTTCCGGGGGCGGAGGAGGTGGAACAGATCAGGGCAAGGGCTGCGCGAGACGCCGCCAATCCCGGCGTTCACTCTGACGGTCGCGCCCTGCGCTCTGCACAAGCTGAAGGCGACCGCACCACCCTCCTCCGCCTCCTAGACGCCGCCCGTGCGGAGCTGGCGGAGGTGAGGGAGGCGGCAGAAGTCCGCGCATGGCGGACTAGCACACGCGCAAAATTGCCCGAGCTTTATTGGGGGTGCGAGCCTCACGGACCAAACAAAAACGAGCACGCTTTGGCGCTTTGGGAAATGCTGCGAACAGCGTTGAACCCTGTAGCGTTTCCACCCCGCGCAGCTCTCGCAAAGGATGCCACGACATGAGCACGAAACACAGCGCGATTGATGCGGCGGCGGAGGCGCTTGTTCTGTATGACAAGCACGGGCGCGAAATCAAGCGAGGCGATATTGTGAAGGTGTTTCACTTTGTCGGCGCACGGAACAAGCGGCACTATATGTACAAGCAATGTCTGGGCATTGTTGAGGTCAGCGCTCGCAAGTGGCCTCGCTTGAAGTTTAGTCATCTGAACCTTGCAGGCGAAGATGACCGTAACGGCTTCTATGATGAAACACCAGATGGGCGCATCCTTGCGGGGTATGAAATCGTGCAATCGGTGTTTGATGATTTTGAAGATCGCCCGCGCCGCACCCTCCTCTCCCGCGCGAAGGAGCAGCAGGGATGAGCGGTTTGAGGGAGAGGCTGGCCGAAACGATCCGCACAGGCGTTGCGGTTGGCTTTCAAGACGAGATCGTGAACGCTGCGGAGGTGGCAGACGCCGCCATCCTCGCCCTGCGCCAGTGGATGGATGCAGAGGGGCTAGTGTGCGTGCCGAGGGAGGCGACGGAGGGGATGCACGACAAAGCCGCCGAAGTTTTTCATGCCGAGCGCGTAAAGCAGCGCCTCGAATCGCTTAAGCTATACGGCGAGGCGGCTTACGCAAGCTGGCCGTTTTCTGAGCAGATGTGGGCCGCCATGATCGCCGCCGCGCCCGACGTGTTGGGGAAGCCTTAACCATCCCGTGCGATAGTCTCCTTGCCAACCACAGGAGAACGGCATGGACCTTAAAGCATACCTAGAGCGCCAGAACAAAGCAAAGCTGGTGGCGGCGATCAAGGAAGCCGCCCGTATGATTGCAGAGTGCCAGGATGAACAGAAACGCTGGCGCTGTATGCATGAATTGCGGAAACTGCAAGCCCGGCTGAACTATCCCACTCTGTAAGCAAAAAAGCCCGCCCACTGCGACCAACGGTCAATGCGGGCGGGCTTCCGGCTGCTCGGGGCTGACGAGCTGCAAGGGTGGGTTAGCGGGGCGGTGTGTCGAGATTACGGCGTCTATGCGGGCCTAAAAAATTCACCAAAGTATTTTTTTGCTGCTAGCTGATAGGCTTCCGAAGCAACATGGGGATCATCAAACGTCCCTAGGTAAATTGTTTTTTTGTTGACCGAAATTTGAGCATACCATTTCTTTTCCCGAGGCCTCCAGATCACGCCTTTAAATCCTGATTTGTTGTCTATTGGAATTTTGCAATTTCTGGCGTTATCGTGCCTGCTCGCCAGTCTCAAATTGGCCTTGCGATTGTCCAAAGTATTCCCGTTGATGTGGTCAACCACATAACCTCTTGGAACAACGGAATTGAAAACAACTCTGTGAAAATAAACATAGGTTTTTTGGCCGCCAAAATAGGTTGAAATCACATATCTTGATCTAATGGTGCCATCAGCCCTTTTCGTTTTAAGAAGGTGCCAATTCGAATCTTTAACAAGATCTGCATCTTGGGCGTCAATAACAGCTTCATCTCCGCTTGACAGGGCAACATACGCTAACGAGCCTTCTATACGAATTGGGCGAATGTATCTTTGGCGGCTCATTTGAGTTTCGCCTTTATCTGCTTGCAGTAGACCTCCAACGCCTTGCGGATCGCAGCGGTCTTGCTGGCGCCGGTCAGCGCGTGGATTTGCTCAAGCCGATCCAGATCGTCTTTCTCGGCCACGAATGAGACGTTGCGAGCGCCACGAGCTGCCAGCGTTGTCTCTCGATATTTTTGCTGTCTTTCCATGCCGCAAACGTAGGGCTGAAATTAATTTGTGTCAACACGTCTTTTGTGGTTGACGTATGCACGTAGACGGTCTACATGGTTACTATCCCATAAGGGACCAGCCAAGGAAACTCCCCATGACCAAGAAGAACAACCTCCCCACTATCGCCCCTCGCTTCCAGGAGGGCGAAATCATCACCGCCGCTGTGACGGTGGTCCTCTGCGCTATCTCGGCTCTGGCGCTGTCCTATCACGTTTATGACAAGGCCCCGGCTGACATGCCGGTTTTCATCGTCTGGGCCTTCACGGCTCTTTCCGGCCTCTTTGCTTTCGGAATGGGCCTTGTTCCCATGATGCTGGCACGGGCGCACGGCACGGCTCTGGAAGGCTGCCCGGCTCAAAATGGCCTGACCTTCGTGGTGTTCCTGTTCATCCTCGTGGACATGGCGCTTCAAATCCACGCCATGCACTACATCATGAAGCTGATGGAAATCACCCCGCCTTCGATCTGGTGGCTTGTGTCGATCTCGGCAGCGTTCCAGATCGCCGCGTTCATGGTTCGGGGTTCGCTCTACGCCGCAACCCGCGAAATCCAAGACCTTATTGACGCCCGCGCCCATGAAGCTGAGCTGGCAGCAGCCTATGCCAAGGAAGCCCACAACGCCAAGCGCCGCGAGAACTACGCCGAGAAGAAAGGCAACGTGGTCAACATGCGCTAACCAAGGCGCACAAAATGAAAGGCCCCCGGTGACAAGCCGGGGGCTTTTTGCTGTTCAGAACAGCTTCTCCCGCTCATAGCACAGCCTGAGAAGGTCTTCATCCACTTCCGGCGTATCCCATCCGTCCTTGGGC